ATGAAGGGCCAGAAACGTATCGAACAAAAGTTAGATGGTGTTCGTGTCCTGGCTGTCATAACTAGAAACAGCATTAACTTGTATTCACGCAATGGCAAGCCATTTGAAAACTTTCCACAGATTGTTGAACAACTTGACAATGTCAAAGCCAGATTAATAGGTGTAACATATAAAAAAGGTATTGTGTTGGATGGCGAAGTTATCGGCGAGTCGTTCCAAGCCTTAATGAAACAGGCACAACGCAAGACGGATGTTCGAACAGATGATATGGTATATAGTGTATTTGACATGATTCCTATCGATGACTTTGAGCGCGGTTTTTGGAATGCTCAACAATACAAACGATTAGCAGAATTAGAACAGCATAGAGGCTTGTTTGACTCAACTGATTCAGTTCGTCTTATGGATGGTATTGAAGTAGATCTGGACACAACCGAAGGTCACGACATTATGCGCCGTTATGCCGAGGACGCAGTGGCCTTAGGGTTTGAAGGGATAATGATTAAATCACTTGATGCTCCTTACGAGTGTCGGCGTAGTAGTTTTTGGATGAAATGGAAACCTACCATAACTGTAGATCTCAATATTGTGGGTTTTGAAGAAGGCACTGGTCGTAATGAGGGCCGCTTGGGTGCTATAATTTGTGAAGGAGATGACAATGGTCGCAGTATTCGTGTTAATGTGGGTAGTGGTCTCACCGATCTTGATCGTGATGAATATTGGGGTGCCAGAGATCAGTTACTTGGCGATGTGGTTGAGGTCGAAGCAGACGCAGTGACACAAAATCAAGATGGAACTTATAGTTTAAGATTTCCTAGATTTGTTCGTTTTCGTGGATTTGAACCTGGAGAAAAATTATGACAGAATGGATGATAGAGCATTGGTTTGTTGAAGCTGTGTTGTGTATTGCAGTTGGACTTGTTTTGGCTCGAGTTCTTTGCGTATTGGCCGATCTGATGGATAGAGATCAATAATGACGTGGACCGTTGGGATCATCATTTATATTGTAGTTTCTTTTGTTGTGGGCATTATTGTTGGTCGTGCTATTCATTATATCAATGGTGGCGATTAATGGTTTCATTCCATAAACACAGTCCAGATCCGGTCCTGACCGTAAACGCACTCGGCGAGAAAAATGCGGTCACATTCTTTTCTAGTGGTGTAGAAATCCTAAAGTGCAGTGACAAAGGATTTTGGGTCCGCGGAAAGAAGGTCAAACAGAGTGACCAAGAAGCACAACAAGTGTATAATAGTTTCAAGGAATGGTTAACTTGGCAACAACTTAGCAGAGGATAAGATGGCAACACCGGAAGAACAACAACAACTTATTGACACACTTAAATTCACACCAAGGACCTACCGGATCACGATGTGGGGTTATGGTGGTGAACGAGTCATGGGCACAACAACGCAGGAAGTTTGGGACTATTGTATGGAAAACCAAGTGGACCTAAGTGATATTGCCTGGGACTCGGATGCTGCAGAAGAAATGGATCTTGATCCAGACCTGTTACCATTCCCTCCAGGATCCTGGTACGAGTGTGACGATATGGCACATACCAATGGTGTTAGTCGTGACGCTGGCACCTTACAAATTGAAGATGAAATGGGCGAAACTGTATTTGAAAAGTCATTGGATGCCATTGATGGTTCGAGCAATGACAGCCCCGAGTGGTCATGTATAGATGAATCCTTTATAGGATCTCGTGCCAAAGGCGAGATTGTGTTTGTTGGTAGCTCAAATGAAAAAGGCACATTCTTTGAAGCAGACTTGGAACTTACTGCACCATTCGATATTACTAAACTGACCTTATGCTACGAAGAAGTCGATGGAGAAGAAATCGTCAATGGTGTTATCTACGATGGTGAAGACATCGACAACTGGGGTGGCAGCACTGATGGTAAGAGCTCAGACTTTACCATGGTCCGAATCATCGACGATGCGGGCAATTGGGAACGCTACCAACCCGAAGAAAAAGACTGGGGTCATCCTGAATTGGGTACCGGCCCAAACACCTGGGAAAAGTCATCTGAATTTAAGTTTGCTAAACATAAACCTGTATATCCTGGTTATTATAATGCAAGATGGAGCCACTTTGGCACAACATCGGGTAGCTTGTACTGGAATGGTGAACATTTCGGCGAATGGGAATACGGCAAATTCAACGCCATCTCTGGCGTTGATACCTGGAGTGGCTATAACTGGGACACAAGCTCGTGGGTCAATCAACCCCCAGAGCCGCCTGGTCTTATTTGTAGCGACAAGAAGTGTGGTTGGGTTGGTGACAATGATGCTCGTATTACAGATAACGAATTCAATGAACATTGCCCTGACTGTGACGGCACAGACTTTGACTGGATTGATTACGATCCAGATACTAAACTAGGCCAAAGCAATCGTGCAAAATATATTGGTAACTGATTGGTATCCACAACATATTGACCCTGTGCGACCGGGCTGGTATGAAGTAAATATAAGCACTTGGCCTTGGCCTGTCATGGTAAAGTGGTCCCGTCGAGGTTGGAAGATCAGCGGTGTACAGGTTAAACAATGGAGAGGATTAAAGGAAAAGTTATGGACAGTGTGATATTATTTGCTGTGGCAATGTTTTGCGGATTTATAGCCGGTCGTGTTGGCACCAAAAACGAACCACCACAACTCAGCACAACTGAACAAAAACTGCGTGATCAACTTACTGTGGCTGAAAATTTAAATCTCAGTCTCAAACAGGATTTGGAAACGGCAAAAGAAACAATTTGGAAATTGAAAAATGCAAATACAAACAAGCAAAACTAATTTTGGCGCCTGTGGATGCGGCCGTAGTCCTACCGGCAAATGTTGTGGCTGGCATGCCTTGACCGAAGATCAATATCGCATCAAAAAAGATGAATGGGACTTGGCGCAGTATCGCGAACAAGCTGAATCGCTGTGGTTTGAGGGCGGTAGTTGCACAGGCGGTCGTCCAGAATAAATGACAATTGAAGAAAAAATCGCTTGTGTGATAGCTGTATATTATGTTATACTGTTGGGTATACTGTGGATTGTACACATAGCAACTCGACGATATTAGGACAAAAATGAACCCTATCAAATTATTAGCCGACGGCATTGACAGTTTGTGGTTATGGACCTATAGCATTATTGCTGGGTGGGGACTGACCTTCACTGTGATCGTGGTGGCCATAGTGTTGTTGTTGATTCGAACCATCAATTTACAACGCAGAGTAGACAAATTAGAACAACGTCTTGTTCATGCCGAACGCGATTATAACCTTACGGTGAACAATTGGAAGAACAAATAACACACACCTGCAATGTTTGTCAGTGTGCGTTCACTGACGACGATGGCGGTATAGATGGATACTTTGGTATCCTTCCTGTGCATTTTTGTCCTACCTGTTTCAGCTGCATGTGTGACATGGCCGGTCAATTCATTGAACCCGAGGAATCCAACCCCGAACATGAAGAATTGATACAACATCTTCAAGGCCTCACCAGCATTGTTATCAATACCCAGCACGGCGGATTTGGCCTAAGCCATAGCGCACAACTCGCCTACTTGAAAGCTGCCGGCATCGCCTATACCTTGGAAGATAGAGAAAGCAGGGATGCTACACAGCGTCTGGGACAATGTATCATGGTCAACGGAAATCACTGGACCGACTATAATATTGCCAGAGACGATCCTGCCCTGGTAGATGTGGTGCGCAACATGGGTTCAACAGCCGATGGCGCTCATGCCCATCTCAAAATAGTGCGTGTTCCAAACGCGGTAGCCTGGCAAATAGAAGATTACGACGGCCTAGAGTGGGTGGCAGAGCAACACAGGATTTGGGATTAACAATAAATATTAGGATATTATGTTTGGATACTTGACCTTATTTACAGCCCTGATAATCAGTTTGTCTGCGGCAGTCTACTCAATTTTGGGCTTAACAGCTATTTTTGCCGCGGCCTATTGGCCTATCGTTGTGCTGGGCGGCAGTCTTGAAGTTGGTAAAATTGTTACTACTTTATGGCTGCACAAGTATTGGCATCGTGCCGAACTACAATACAAACTGTATCTGTGTTCGGCTGTGGCAGTATTGATGGTATTGACCTCAATGGGTGTGTTTGGCTTCCTGAGCAAGGCTCACTTGGATCAAGCAGTACCGTCAGGTGATGTGCAGGCCCAGGTACAGATATTTGATGACAAAATCCAAACACAAAAAGACAACATCAAAACAGCTCGAGCAGCCCTGACACAAATGGACACCGCAGTTGACCAAGTCATGGGCCGTAGTAATGATGAAAAAGGTGCCGACAAGGCAGTTGCAATTCGTCGCAGTCAAGCTCGTGAACGCACAGCATTGCAAAACGACATTTCAAAAGCACAGGCAGAAATAGTTCGATTACAGGAAGGTCGGGCTCCTATTGCCAGTCAAGCTCGCAAGGTCGAGGCCGAGGTAGGTCCAATCAAGTACATTGCGGCCTTGATCTACGGCGACAACCCTGATGCCAATGTGTTGGAGAAAGCAGTACGCTGGGTCATTATATTGATTGTTGCGGTGTTTGATCCATTGGCAATAACCTTGTTGTTGGCCGCCACCAAGACCTTTGAGTGGGAACGTGGTGTCGACTTGTTTAATGCCAAAAACAAAGACCAAGAACCGGCACAGGAAGAGTCAGTAGAAAGTTGGTTTGACCGTATGCGTAAACGGGTTCGCTTTTGGGACCGGCAACCCAAGGCCGCCAATGAAGAGATAGATGAAACCCAATATTATGTCAGCAATCTAGAAAATACAGAACCAGTGATAGATCAACCAGCCAACATGTCTCCGGAAGAATACTACCGTGCCATGGGCCTGTTTGACGCATCACAGGCCTTGAAAGATCCTTATATCAATGATTCATATACAAAAAACTCAACAGATCCAAGTCCGCCTGGTTGGATGTTTACAGAACATCCGCATCCATCTGCACAATCCAACTCAGAACCCGAACCCAAAGATCTGTTTGTGGAAGATTTGGTCATGTCATCCGAACCAGAGATAGTGACACAACCCGAACCCGCAGTGGTTGTGGCCGATGGTGAATATATTGAAGTCAACGGCAAACGAATCCATCACCGTGCATTTGATCCACGCAGTACCGACGCTTCACATGCTGTGGAAAGACACATTGAAAAATTAAAAAATGAAATCCCTGCAGGGCCTGTTGCAGGCGATGGTAATCTTTGGATAAATCAGGGCGATACATGGGTCAATGCTGGCCCAATAGAACAATATGATCTGTCTGAGCTGGGTCTGCAGGCCGACAACGTGCCAGGCGGAGTTCAAGGAGAAATGCGTGGGTTTGGAACCAGCTTCCCTGAATCAGCTGACAAGGGTGACATGTTTTTGAGAGTGGATCAGTTGCCCAGCATACTATACAAATTCAATGGTACCAGATGGATTGAAGTGGACAAAGGTCTCAGCGATCAATATGTCTATGATGATGCTTACATAGATCATCTCATTGACAAGATCGACAGCGGTGAATATGATCCAGAATTATTGAGTGATGCCGAACGTGACAGTATCGAAAGACGCCTGGGCGACAACCCAAGATCAGCATAATATGACCACTGCCATTGACCATTGCAGTTTTTGTGACAAACACAAAGATCGTGTGGGCAAGCTGATTGTCAGCCATAAAGTGGCCATTTGCAACGAGTGTGTGGATCTCTGTGGTGGACTGCTCAAAGATACCAAGACATCTGTCAAACCAAAATCCAATACTGTTGCTGTTCCAGATCCTCGAGACATAAGAGATTATCTTGATCAACACGTGGTCGGGCAAGATTCAGCCAAGATTGTGCTCAGTGTTGCCATTGCCAATCACTACAAACGCATCAGCAACAGTGATACCAACATAGACAAGGCCAACATACTCATGATTGGATCAACTGGCACAGGCAAAACGCTCATGGCTCGTACCGTGGCTCAATATTTAGATGTGCCTTTTGTGATTGCTGATGCCACCTGTTTGACCGAAGCTGGATATGTAGGCGATGATGTGGAAAGCATGATCGCCAGATTGTATACCGCCGCAGATGGCGACGTCGAACAGTGTCAACGCGGTATTGTGTTCCTGGACGAAATAGACAAAATTGCTCGCAAAAGCGAAAGTGCCACGGTTGCTAGAGATGTTTCGGGAGAAGGAGTACAACAGGCCCTACTCAAATTGGTTGAGGGTACCAAGTGCAGGATTCCATTGGGTGCTAAAAAATCCAACAACTCTGAAACGGTAGAAATTGACACTACCAACATCTTGTTCATTGCCGGGGGTGCATTTGTGGGCATGGACCGTATCATAAAAAATCGTGTACAGGGCACGGCCATGGGCTTTGCCGCAGATATTTCAGCTGGTGCTGAGACAGAACATCGCTCGGCAACATCAGCCGATTTGGTCAAGTATGGAATGATACCAGAATTTGTGGGCAGATTCAGCAGTTACGTAAATCTGCATGATTTGACCAAGACACAGTTGATCGACATCTTGACCCAGGTAAAAAACAATTATGTGGCTCAATACAAATGGCTATTTGATCAAGACAGTGTGGATCTGCAGTTTGACCCTGAAAGCCTGGATCTCATAGCCGAACGTACACTTGAAACCCGAACCGGGGCTCGTGGCCTGCACAATGAATTAGAACGGGTGTTGTTGCCTCACATGTTTGATTTGCCTAGATATCGCAGACACCACATACTGCAGGTCAAGATCAATAAAACCCAGGTAAATACTCCTATGACACTACTACAAGAAAATCTATGAGAGAGTATAAAAATTCTGTAAAAGTTCAAGATGGCAATGTGGAAAAGGCTCTGCGCAAGTTCAAGAAAAAAATCATTGATTCTGGGCTGCTAGACGAACTTCGATCCAGAGAAACCTACGAAAAACCCACCACTGAACGCAAACGCAAAAAAGGTGCTGCACGAGCTCGTTGGAGAAAGCAACTACGCAGTCAGCAGTTACCTAAGAAATTGTTCTAATTTCTTGACACCTTTCTAAAAATCTGTTATAAATAATGCTGTAGATGCCCGGGTGGGGTCTACAACATAAATCTTGCTTAATTAAGGAGAAAACATGACAAGCAAATCAAACGGCCGTGTAATCGGCGTGGACCTTGGGACCACAAATAGTTGCGTCGCTATTATTGAAAACGGCGTATCCAAAGTAATTGAAAACAGCGAAGGCGCAAGAACAACGCCCAGTATCGTTGCCTATACCAATGACGAAATCTTGGTTGGTGCAACTGCCAAACGCCAATCAGTTACCAATCCAAAAAATACCATCTACGCTGCCAAGCGTCTTATCGGACGCAAGTTCGAAGAAGAGGCTGTGCAGAAAGATATTGACCTAATGCCTTACACTATTGTTCGAGCCGATAATGGTGATGCTTGGGTAGAAGCCAACGGCGAAAAGCTGGCACCCCCACAGATTTCGGCAGAAGTACTTCGTAAGATGAAAAAGACTGCCGAGGACTATCTAGGTGAAACAGTTACTCAAGCAGTGATTACTGTTCCGGCCTACTTCAACGACAGTCAACGTCAGGCAACCAAAGACGCAGGTCGAATTGCAGGCCTAGAAGTTCTACGTATCATTAACGAACCAACTGCGGCTGCATTGGCCTATGGTGTTGATAAGACAGACAAGAAGGATCGTAAGATTGCTGTGTATGACTTGGGTGGTGGTACATTTGACGTTTCAATTATTGAAATTGCCAATGTTGATGGTGAAAAACAAATTGAAGTATTGAGCACAAACGGCGACACATTCCTGGGCGGTGAAGACTTTGACCAACGCATCATGGATTACTTGGTAGATGAATTCAAGAAAGATCATGGCGTTGATCTTAAACAAGACGTATTGGCACTGCAACGTCTCAAAGAAGCTGCAGAAAAAGCCAAGATTGAATTGTCATCAAGCCAATCAACTACAGTTAATCTTCCATATGTTACAGCAGATGCCAGTGGTCCCAAGCATATGAATGTAACCATCAGTCGCAGCAAGTTGGAAAGTCTAGTAGAAGAATTGATTCAACGTTCAATTGCACCTTGCCGCACTGCCATGGCTGATGCCAAGGTCACACCCGCAGATATCGACGAGGTAATTCTTGTTGGTGGTCAGACTCGCATGCCCAAGGTACAGGAAGCTGTAGAAAAACTGTTTGCTAAAGCTCCTCGCAAGGATGTCAACCCAGACGAAGCCGTGGCCGCAGGTGCTGCAATTCAAGGCGCTGTGTTGAGTGGTGACCGTACCGATGTGTTGTTGTTGGATGTTACACCACTTTCGTTGGGAATTGAAACCATGGGCGGTGTAATGTCCAAGCTAATACAAAAGAACACTACGATTCCTACCAAAGCCAATCAAGTGTTCTCAACTGCCGAAGACAATCAGCCGACTGTGACAATCAAAGTATATCAAGGCGAGCGTGAATTGGTACAATATAACAAATTGTTAGGTGAGTTTAATTTGGAAGGTATTCAGCCACAACGTCGCGGCGTACCGCAGATCGATGTTGAGCTAGACATCGATGCCAATGGTATATTGAATGTTCGTGCTCAGGATAAAACCACTGGCAAGGAAAATAAAATCACCATCAAGGCCAACAGTGGATTGTCAGATGAAGAAATTCAGAAAATGATCCAAGAAGCTGAAGCCAATGCAGAGGGCGATAAAAAACAGGTAGAGCTTATTGCTACTCGCAATGCTGCCGAATCTGTACTGCATCAAATGCGCACTGATTATACCGAAGTAAAAGATCAGTTGTCTGCAGACGAACAACAACAAATCGAACAGTCATTTGACTCTGTGGAGTCTGCAGTCAAAGGCACCGACAAAGATGCAATTACTCAAGCACTAAGTGATTTATCTGTGGCAGCCCAGCCGGTCACGACGGCCAAACAACGCATGAACGAATCAGTTGACACCAAATTGGACGATTCAGCCAAAGACGACACAGTGGTTGATGCTGAGTTCACTGAAAAGAAATAATAAAGGAGAAAATAACATGGCAAATTTTGAAATACGTACAGTTGATTTACCAGCACTTGTAAATCAAATTCACAGGCACAGTGTTGGTTTTGATCACATGTTTGATCAACTGAACCGCACCTTGGGTTCTGGTCGTGACAACTATCCTCCGCATAATCTAGTCAAATTCGATGAAACGCACTATGCAATCGAAGTTGCTGTGGCTGGATTTGCAGAAAACGAAATCAACATAGAACTCAACAAAAATGTACTCACAGTAACCGGCCAGCAGGTTGAAGTCAAAGAAGTTGAGTACTTGCATAAAGGTATCAGCAATCGAGATTTCGTCCGTACCTTTCCTTTGGCCGAGCACATTGAAGTAACTGGTGCTCGGGTTCGACATGGTATTCTTACCATTACATTGGAACAGGTCGTTCCTGAGGAAATGAAACCTAAAACTATTGCAATCTCCTACGATTTGTAATATAATATGTAAATACAGTAGGGGGCATCCGCCCCCTACTATGATAAAGGAATTGGATATGTCACAAGATGGCGCTGTAGTTACACAAGTACAAGTTAATCATGGTCTCACTGAGCCACCTATGTTTAAGATCATTTATCTTAACGACAACGCAACTCCAATGGAATTTGTGATTGAAACCTTGGTAGATTCATTCAACTACAATGAACAAACTGCTGAAAAAATTACCATGGACATACACGAAGTCGGCAGTGCAGTGGTAGCTGTACTACCTTATGAAATAGCCGAACAAAAAGGAATAGAAGTTACAGTACAGGCTCGCAACAACAACTATCCTCTTCAGATCAAGCTGGAACCCGAGGCAGTTTAAAGGTCTATTTCGATACGACGAGGGTAATAAGCAGCCTGGTTCCACGGAGTATTGCCACGACCTCTAGGATTACTAACATACTGTATTCCACCTAGATCCTGATTCACTGGTTTATGATAATGTCCAAAACACCAAGTCTTGATTTTGTTTTCGGTATCTTCGTCGATTGCCCTGGTGATATGACTATTGCCCATGCCGTTAAATCTCCAGGTATTCACTAGATCTGGATCGTGTGACACTATCCAGGGTGCCGGTACAGTATGGCTAACCATGACTATGGCGCTCACTTCCATGTGAGTTTGTAGTTTATGTACACTGTTGATCATGTAGGCCGCATCATTGTAGGCTGTGCCCATTATGCTGTCAGCAGCTGATCTAGAAATACCAAAATGATTTTGAATATAGGTTATACTTTGATCTATGTCTGCAATCGAATCAAAATCATAAGTCCACCAGGCATTGGTAGCTAGAATGGCTACCCCGTTGACTATGACCACATTGTCCTGTAGGTAAACCACATTGGGTATCTGTGAAATTTGTTCTGTCAATTCACGATAACTTTGGGTTAAATTTTCAAAATAATTTTTGTGTTCTTCATTGCCATCGATGTAAAATACACCTCCAGGATAGCACTGACCAAGATTGGTCAATGCACTTACTAGCAGGGATCGGTCACGGGCAACATCACCAGCTACCACGCAGTAAGGCGCAGTGGCTTGTCCGGTCCAGTCAAAGCTGTCCCAGGTTTCCACGTGCAGGTCAGAAATTAAATCAAAGGCAAAAGTCATGATAACTATTTACGAAGGATTACATTATGAACATAATATTCAAAAAGAACCTGGCCGAAGTAGATCAAAAGTACACTGTGCTAGATCTAGATACTTTCAGCCTGCCGGATGGGTCAGTACACACAGCCTGTTGTGTAATTGAAAATATACCTATCATGGAATTACCGTCTACAGAAAGTTTAAAACAACTACATGCCGATCTCATTGCCAATTATGGACTGCGTGATTGGAACTACTGCGAACAGGCCCTAGAACAGCTCATGGGCAAATGGGGCGGCGATGTGGATTCCTTCTATTTAGAACTACAAAATCGTATAGTCAGGTTAAAAACCATGGACTTAGATGACTCCTGGACACCCATAATAGCAAAAACTTAAATAGCGGTCAACAGGTAAATACCCACATAATAATAAGTAATAAGGAGCTATTGTGGGTGAAATTTTCAAAATTATCGGGGATCTTGGATTTCCAGTGGCCGCGGCATTGGCCGGTGGATACTTTGTATTTCTCACTATCAAACTGTTGTTGGGCGGTGTACTAAGCGCAGTCAAGAGCATGGCCGGTATTATTACCGCCTTGGACAACAGAGTAAAAACCATGAATCATGACGTAATTCGCATAGACACTGTGGTGTCAAATGCCCTGGGTCTACGTCCTGATGTAGAACGTATCAGCCGCGCCGACGGCAAGACAGATGCCAGAAGAGATTAAATGAGATACTACGACTACGAGTGGGACTTAGACCCCAAAAGAATCGTACTAGATCAAGATCTTGATATAGATGCATTGGGTTGGCAAAGTGGGGACTATTTCAAGGTTACCAATATTGACGGTCGTACCGTGTTGGTCAAAGTTGATCCCTTAAAAAAGTTTATAGATGACGGAGCATGTAATGGGTGACCTAGTAAATTTAATAAGCAAATATGGCTTTCCGATAGTGATGGCCATTGGAATGGGCTATATCATACATTATGTTTGGTCGTGGGCCACAACTGAAATTAAACCTGTTATCTCCGATGCCAATACAGTTCTCATTGCTCTTATTGATCGTATCAGAATGCTCGATAATGATCTTCTGAGGCTTAATCAAAAGGTTACTACAGTCCTTCACTTACGCGGCAAAACAATTGAATATGAGCGAGTCCAAGCCGAGCAAGAAATAAACAAAAAAGTAAGTATCGAAGACAAAGAATCTTCTGGTGGAAGTAGCTAAATAAGGGTGTAGTTCGCGGAAAGGGGTTTCCCAACTACTCTAACGCTTAAAGGAGCAATCAGCATGAATATTTATTGG